TTAGTAGAGTTTATAGCGATGATTATATTAATCGCATTAGCAAGCAGAAAGAAATAGGTGGCAGACATGAATAATCTAAATATAACACTCCTATATCTCTATGTATTGATAATGCGCTATTGGTGGGAGATATTGGTGGTATTGATCGGACTGATAGTCATAATATTACTCATGATCAAAAGAGAGGGTGAAAATGATAAGTGCAAGTAGAAAATGTAAAGCCAGGAGACAGAATCAGAATAAAATGCCCTAACACACAGGGCGGGAACGTGGATGGCGATAGGATGAGAACTGTAAAGGGTGTAGTTGTGGGAGTATATAAATATTATGTGCGCATACATAATGGGATTTACGGAGAGTCGTTTTTGTGGTGGGATTTGTGGAAGTATGGGAGGAAGGGAGCCAAAGATTGAAGAGAGAGGAATATGACATCAGAGATGCTCTTATTCAGTATTGCGATATGAGAGAAGAAATAAAGGATTTGAGAAAGCGAATAGATAAACTGCAAAAAGATATAGATAAATTGGATATAGTAAGCGATAGCGTAAAAGGCACCAGAAGGGATGGAACTATTGGCAATATAACGATAACTGGTTTTCCTTATCCGGAATATGATAGAAAAAGACTTCTGCTTAAAGTGCGAAAAAGTAATTTAGAATCACTTGAAGCGGAGCTGCTGGAATTAACTAATGTTGTGGATGATTATATAAATGGCATAACGAAGAGTAAAACAAGAAGTATGTTCAGACTATATTACTTAGACAGCCTTACATGGTTTAAAGTGGCTGATAAAATGAATGCCATGTACAATGTGAAAGATAATAGAGCTTTTACCGCTGATAGTTGTCGAATGGCACATAATAGATATTTAGAAAAAAATATTAAAAGTGTTCGCTCACGTTCGCCTTTTCTGTGATATTATTAAGATGCGGAAAGTGTAACTTGATTGTTACGAATTAAAAAAATTGTATTACAGAGCAGCTATTACATGATTGTAGATTGTAGTAGCTGCTTTTATATAAAATGCTTAGGAGATAGATATGAGTAAATATAGCAATAAAAATATTTCTGAATTAATTAGTTCGATTAATTATTCAATAAAAGAGTTAAACAGAAGAGGAATACAACTAACCAACTATGACAATAATGCCGAACAGTTAAAAGGAGTTAATATACTAGGTGGTAAAGTCAAATACATGGTGCAAGCAGAGTCGCTACAGGATACACAACACGATGCCTAGTCCAACGGTGACATGTAAACGGAAACTGGCAGCAAGAGACCAATGACTAACTAATAAAAGAAATTTACTATTTCCATACAATCTCGGCATACTTTACAGTTAGTAAGTAGAACACATGTGTATAACGAGTTTATATAATAGCTAAATATTATTTCAAAGACTTAAATATTAATGTCAAGCAGTACTATTCAATACGTGATAGAATCATATACCCAAAGTGTACAGTGTATTGCATTCGTCGGGGATGGTTCAATATGCCATGCTATGCGACACGAGAGGAATGTAGACAGTATTTGATTCATCACACAACATAAAACCTGATAGTGTGCGGAAGATACCATCCATCAAATGTCTGTTAGTATACTATATGTGGATCGCAAAGTGGTATGCAAATGAAGAAAAAGAGAGAAAAACCACATGTTAAACCCAATAACCGCATGAAAAAAGGTACTTTGTGGGGGATACCCCCTATGCGGGGCGAGGAAGGTCCATTCCTTGCCTCTTTTTGAAATATTTTTCGAGGGTACTTCCTTCCTCTTTGGCAGTACGCCAGAATATCAAGAAATTGAGGTGAATGGCTTGGTTGTAAATCAAAAAGAATTAGCTAATATTTTAGGAATAACAGCTAGAAGAGTGCGGCAGCTCAAGGAAGAGGGCTTTTTTGCTACCGCAGAAAACGGTCGTAAATACAAATTGGAAATATGTGTTCAGGAATACATCGAATACAAGATAAAAGCGGAAATGAACATAGGTACTTTAGTTGTTAAGGAACAGGAACAGGCTCAACATGAAAGAGTTAAGAAAAATATATCAATTCTGAAGCTTAGGAAGCTTAAAAGAGAAGTTCATGAAGCTAAGTACGTGGAATTATTTCTAAGCGAGATGTTAATGAATTTTAAAAACCATTTGCTTTCCATCCCCTCCAAGTTAGCGATACAACTGCAAGGGGAAACGGATATTAATAAAATAATCGAAATCTTAAGAAATGAGATGGTGGAAACACTAGAAGAATTGTCCGAATACGACCCTGATAAAATCAATAGAGAGAATTCAGTAGAAGAGGAGGACGATGTGGAAGAAGAGGAAGAAATAGAGTAAACATGAGCAGGTGAGGGAAGTGGGAAATGAAAATACGAGATCGAGACAAAAGACCAACAATTTATTTAAGCGGATAATCAAGAGAACGCTTGCTAAACCCGAAAACTTAACAGTAAGCCAGTGGGCAGAAAAATACAGAATACTTGACGAGTCAAGCAGTCTACCCGGTAGGTGGTCTAATAATGTAACGCCATATCTGATTGAAATCATGGACAGCTTTAACGATCCGTACATACAGGAAATTAATTTCTGTAAGCCTACACAGGTAGGCGGTACGGAAGCAATGATAAATATGATTGGCTGGATTATAACGCAAAACCCATCCCCTTCCATGGTTGTTTATCCATCTGACGATTTAGCGAAAGATGTATCAAACGATAAATTAAAACCGGCTTTTCGTAAATCACCATCAATCAGAGAGAGATTTTTTGCAAACAGTTCCAAGGAACTTAATTTGAAGTTCAGGGGAATGAGTTTGTATTTGCGTGGAGCTGGTGCTCCAGGGAAACTGGCATCCAAGGCAATTAAATACTTAATGTTCGATGAAATAGACAAAATGGGGGGTGCTTCTAAAAAAGAGGCATCTCCTTACAATTTGGCAAAAGAAAGAACTAAGACATTTAAGCATACCCGAAAAATATATACATGCTCCACGCCTACCCTAAAAAGTAATTATGTGTGGACGCTACACGAAGAAGCAGAAGACCAGAGACATTATCAGGTGCCTTGTCCACATTGCAGCGAGTATATTGAGTTCAAATTTGCTCAGATAATATTTACCGACAATGAAAAAAAGGATAAATCCATTGCTGAAAGAGCAGGAACTGCGACCTACGCATGTCAGGAGTGCGGGTGCGAGATAAAAGACAGCGATAAACCACGCATGATAAAAGAGGGAAGATGGGTAAGTGTAAAAAAGAAATGCCTCGGAAAACCCAAAAGCGTTTCCTTTTGGATGAACTCTCTATATAGTATTTTCGTTACATGGGAAGATACGGCCAAAGAGTTTCTCGAATCTAAAGACGATCCGGAGAAGTTGCAGAACTTTGTAAATTCGTGGCTGGCAGAGCCATGGGAAGATACAAAACTTAAAACCAGCGCAGATTTAGTAAGTGAGAGACAGACAAATTTACCGGAATTGATAGTACCGGCATGGGCGAAAATTCTTACTGGCGGAGTGGATGTTCAGGAAACTAGTTTATATTGGACAATAAGAGCATGGGGCGACCATATAACGAGTCAAAACATTGCGCATGGACAGGCGCTTTCCTATCAAGAGCTAGAAGATGTCATGAACTTAGAGTATGAAAAGCAAGATGGAACAAAGTTAATTGTAAATCTTGCATTGATTGACTCGGGTTACAACGCAGACGAGGTATACGATTTTGCAGCAATGAACTCAGACTGGGTTATCCCTAGCAAAGGTTCCTCTAATGGGCTGAATGGCAATTACAAAATAAGTAAGATAAACAAAGAAGGCTCAAAGGCGTTTGGAATGCAGCTTGTAATTGTAGACACTGGTAAGTATAAGGATATGATTGCTGGAAGAATGAGAAAAGAAAATGGCAAAGGAGCGTGGATGGTCTATGAAAAATGTGACCTTGAATATGCAAAGCAGGTTACAGCAGAACACAAGGTAAATGTGAAAAACGGAAAACAAATCAAGCAAGAATGGGTATTGAAGAAAAGTCATGCAGATAACCACTACTTGGACTGTGAGGTGTACGCCCTAGCGGCAGCGGATATCTTAGGCGTTAGAACAATGCACCTTAGCAATATCAAAGAGCAGCAGGAAAAAGAACTGATAAGAGAGACTGAAAAAAGCAAAGAAGAAGCATGGATAGAAGCAAACGAAAATTGGCTACAAGGAGAAAAATAAAATGAGTGAAAACGCAAACACAATGCTAGAAGAAGTAAACAAAGCGATTTATACTGTTTTAATTGGCGGTCAATCTTATAAAATTGGCTCTCGTGAACTTACCAGAGCAGATTTAAAAGAATTACAGAATTTAAGACAGACGCTCGAAAATGAAGTGCAGTCTTCTCAGAACAGTGACTTTGCAGTCGCCTTTTTCGAAGGGAGATAATATGAATTGGATCGATAATGTAATTGGATATATTTCGCCTAGCTGGGGCAGCAGGAGGGCGGCACGGCGGCAGGATTTAGACCAAGGGAAAAGTTACGACGCAGGTGGCTATGGAAGGCATAATGCAAACTGGCACGTAAGCAATGAATCCGGCGAAATAACAAACAGGTATAGCAGGGACAATGTAAGAGCAAGAGCTCGTGATTTAGAACGTAATAGTGATATGATGGGTGCCGTAATTGGAGCCTACAAAAGGAATGTCATAGGCGGAGGATACACTCTCCAAGCAAAGTCAAATGACGAAAAAGTAAACACAGAATTAGAGCGTCTGTGGAAAAAATGGTGCAAGAAAATAAATTGTGATGTAACAGGCACCCAAAGCTTTAACCAAATAATAAGAATGGCGGTTGGCAGAAAGAAAATAGATGGGGGCATTTTGTTCTTAAAAAGATATACCAATTATGGAATGATACCATTTCAATTACAGGTTTTAGAAGTAGACGAATTAGATGCGAACCAGACGATTCCAAAGAATGAAAAAAATAAGGTCATTGGCGGCGTTGAGGTGAATTCTTATAACAAGATACAAGGTTACTGGATTAAAAGATACTCGTTAGACAATTATTATATTGAAGACCCTGTTTACATAAAGGAATCGGATATTATTTATTACTACAGCAAAAGCCGCCCATCACAAGTAAGGGAAATGTCTGACATGAGTCCGACAATTATGAGAATCAGAGATACAAATGAGTTCATGACGGCAGTGTCAGTAAAAGAGAGAATATTGTCTTGCTTATCTGTGTTTATAAAAAAAGTAACCCCAGGCGGTGATATCGGAAGGAATTTTAGCTCAGAGCAAACTAAAGGAATGGATTATTCAGGAAAGACTTTAACCCCTGGAATGATAGGGTACCTAAATCCGGGAGATGAAATACAAACTGTAAACCCGTCCGGACAGGCAACGGACGCAACCAGCTATATAAAGCTACAGCAACGTGCAATAGGCGCAGGGCAGGGGATTAGTTACGAATCTGTTTCGAGAGATATGAGTGAGACGAACTATTCCTCTGCCAGACAAGGAAATATTGAGGACGAGTTAACATACGCAGACGAGAGAGAATTGCTTATAGAAGTAATGGGTGAAATTTATGTAACATTTGTCATTTCATGCATTTTAAGTAATGCAATTAAGATACCTAAATTCTGGGAGAATAAAGAAGAGTATCTGCAACACATATGGATTCAAGCACCTAAAAAGTGGATTGACCCAGTTAAAGAAGCAAATTCGAATAAAATCGCACTACAAACAGGTCAAAAAACGTTTGCTCAAATCTGTGCAGAAAACGGTAAAGATTGGAAAGAACAATTAGAGGAAATGCATGAAATACAAAAAGCAGCAGAAGAACTAGAACTAGATATGGATAAAATCATCTATGGGCAAGTCACTAAAGCGATTAAAGGAGGTGAAGAGAGTGGAAAAACAGGAGAAAAGAAGCAACGACAATAAGCGATGTCTACCCAGTGCATCTATAAGAGCCAAGGAAGGAGAAGGTAACGAACGAAAGTTTATTCTTTCTTTTTCGAGTGAGGAGCCATATGAGAGGTATTGGGGCATAGAAGTATTGGATCATGGCGAAACAGCGGTTGATTTAACAAGATTAGAAGAAATCGGCTGCATTTTATTTAATCATAAGCGAGATATCGTGATTGGAAAGGTGAATGAAGTATGGATAGAAAAAGCACGAGGCTGTGCGGAGGTAGAATTCGATACAGATGAAGAAAGTGAAAAGATTTATCAGAAAGTGCTATCTGGTACATTAAAAGGGGTATCGGTTGGCTATACGGTAAGTGCATGGGAAACGGTATCGGCAAACAAGACATCATCAGATGGCAGATTTACCGGACCGGCTGAAATAGCAAAAAAGTGGATGCCATACGAAATATCTATTGTTTCCGTTCCTGCGGATGCAAGTGTGGGGGTTGGAAGAGACTTAGAAGAGATAAACGGTAACAATGCCGACCAAAGGACAATTGTGTTTTTTGAAAAGCAATTACAAATAAACAAAAATTTAGGAGGATATTAAACGATGTCAAGAAAAAAATTAAGAGATTCAAAGACATTGCAACAGCAAGGACTAGTCGACAAAGCTAAGCAAGAGCAAAGGGATATGACGCCAGAAGAAAAAGCGCAGTTTGACAATTTGCAAAAAGAGATTGAGGCATTGGCTCTTTTGGACACAACCGGGGATGGTTCGAACGATGAAGCAGAAAAAGCAATGGAAAACGAAAGAAAAAGAGCAACAGAAATCACGCAACTTTGTAGAGAATTCGGAAAAAACCCGGAAGAGTTCATCAAGAAAGGCAAGAGTGTCGATGCTGTCCGAGAGACAATACTAAGTGATATAATTGAAAATGGTGCCCCCATCAGCGCTAGGGGAACGGACGGATTATCTATTACAACAGCAGATGAGGATAAATTTAGGGCAGCGGCAGCAGATGCGTTAGTTATGCGCGGCGGCGTAGGAATAGAAAAGCCAGCGGAAGGCGCCAGAGACTTGATGGGAATGTCACTAAGAGATATTGCAATTGAGACAATGCAGAGCGCAGGAGAGATAAATTTAAACAGAAAGAGCAATGACGAACTATATCTAATGCTTTCTAGAGATTATTACTCACCAACCTCATTGTTTCCTAGCATATTGGACACGGCCATCAACAAGGCGTATGTTGAAGGGCACAAAAATGTACCTACCACATTTGAGAGTTGGGTCAAGAAAGGGACGCTAAAGGATTTCAAAACGCAGGATAATAACTATCTAGCAGGCCCAGCAGGAGAGTTCCTAGAAGTACCGGAAGGTGGAGAATTAAAGCATGATATTCCGAAAGACGAAAAGCTGCCATCCAGAAAATTGAAGACTTACGGACGTCAATTCACGATGGCAAGACAAGCGTTCATTAATGATGATATCGGATTTTTAAGCACAGTACCGGCGAAGTACGCAGCGTCCGCCAAGAGAACGCAAAACGAGCAGGTTTACAAGATACTGATAGATAATCCGGCTATTTATGATGGAACTGCATTATTTAGCAAGGCGCATGGAAATACATTGGCATCCGGAACTGGTATTACGGCGGAGTCCGTACAAAAAATGTTCATGGCATTACAATTGCAGAAAGACCAGTTTGGGAAAGCAATTATTATCAGGCCGGCTACTATTATTGTACCTATTGGATATAAGTTTACCATTTATACACTGTTTGAAAGCCCAACAATTAATACAACCGGGAACACGCAGGCAGTAAATCCGTTATATCAGTTCTCTAAGTCAATCAATGTTGTGGAGGATCCAACGCTTAACGTGCTGGCTGCAGGCGGCGCAATGCCTTGGTTTATTGTCGGAGATAAGGCAGACACGGACAGTATCCAAATTGATTATTTAAACGGACAGGAAATTCCCACGATAAGAAGAATGGAGACTCCGGGGCAATTAGGCTTTGTATGGGATATCTTCTTGGATTGGGGAATCACAGTTATGAATTATAGAGGAATCATTAGAAATCCAGGTATTACAATCGACAACCCATTGGATTAAGGAGGAAATAAACATGAGCAAAGCAACATATGTACAGAAGGGCGGTACACTGGACTACCCAAATACAACACCTAATACCATAGAAGCTGGAACCGTAATGGTGTTCGGTAAGAGAATTGGAGTTATAGGGGGAGACATTGCGCCTAAGACAATAGGGGCACTGCATACCGAAGGTGTATTTAAGATGGAAAAAGCGGATGGCGAAGAAATAAGCTTAGGGGATGCGCTGTATTACAACAATACTGTTATTACGAAAACCGAGACTAACAATATTCTTGCAGGATATGCTACTGAGACAGCTTCTTCCACACAATTGACCGTTAATGTTAAACTGTCAAGATAGGAGAAAAGACATGGGATTAAAAGCAATTTATCCAATTTTATACCTATCACACCAGTACGCACCAGGTGATGAATTACCTGCCAATGATCCAGATATGACAAAAGCGTGGATAACAGCAGGAACGGCAGAGTGGACAAATCCAGCAGAGGAAGATTCACCGAAGGAAAACTCGCTAGCAGTAGAAGAAGCGCCAGCAGAGGAAGACCCATCGACAGTAGAAAAGCCGCCAGCAGAGGCAAAACTAGGTCGAACAAGCAAGAAGGTAAAATAATGAAGTTCATAGACATACTAACAATGGATATCCAAAACGTATTTATGAATCAGCATGAATTTACGGAAGAACACTGCATAAATGGTAAGGATATGAACTGTCTAATAGATAACAATGAATTGGGTAAACGTAATAAACTGTACGCTCAGCACATGGACGGAGTTTTTAGCGGTAGAAAACTAATTTATGTGAGAGGGGAAGAGTTTGGAGAGTTGCCTTCTATCAATCAGGTTATTATATTAGACAACGATGTTTTTACCGTAGCAGAAACAAACGATGAATGCGGAATATATACGTTAATACTGGAGGCGAATATGAGTGGTTGAAATTGAAGTTGATGAAAAAATGCTAGAATATATTAAAAATAAACTGGGTGCCGCTGAAAAGCAGGCGCCTTCTGTTTTGAAAAAAGCAATAAATAGTACTGCAAAATCCGGCAGAAAACTGCTTGCGGAAAAAGCAAGAGAAGAATATGCAATAAAAAACAGGGATTTCAACAGAGAAATGAAAATTAAAAATGCTACAAATGGGAGATTAGAGGCAATCATTAAGTCAGATGGAAAAGTGCTTGAGATAAAAGAGTATAAAGCAACTCCGCTTACCTATGTTCCTGGCGGGAACAATGGCTCCATCGTAAAGGGAAAAGTATTAAAGAAAAGTAGCCCGAAAACTTTGGAAGTAGGAGCTACAAAAGCATTTGTGGCTAAATTTAAAAGTGGGCATATTTCGGTTGTACAGAGAGTGCCAGGAAAGAAGATGGAAAGCAATCCCGAAAAAACATTTCTCAAAAAACTCCTCAGCCCATCTATTCCTAAAATATTAGGAAATGAAAAACGGGTATACGGAATTGTAGAACCTAAAATACAAACAGAGTTAAGAGATAGCGTCAATAAGTATATTGAAAGCATTTTGGAGGGTTAATTATGACCGCTTTTGAGCTTCAGGATTCGTTGGTTGAAGAAATAAAACTATTATTAAAAGATTTTCGGCATCCGGCACGAAATAAAAAAAACAATGACATAGAAGAATTTACGAAATATAATGTGTTTGCTCAAGAATTACCATTAATCGTGGAAGATTCAAAAGAGCATTTTCCGTACGTAATAGTTAGGATTCTGGAAGGGAGAATACCAGGAGAAGAACCAGTACAGGAAGTCAGCACCCTGCTAATTGTCGGAGCATATGATAAGTCCTTGAATAAGCAAGGTCACAGGATAGTCCTAAATGTAATTAATAAGATTATCGAAAGATTTAGAAAAGACCCAATGTTGGACCATAAATTCATGGCAAAGCCAGAGATGGAGTGGGCTATTCAGGACGAAGATATATACCCACAATATATCGGAGCAATACAGGTAAAATGGATAACAAGAACATTTAAAAAGGAGGATTCATATTCGTGAGTACAAAGAAAGTGAAAACAGCAGATCCAGATGAAACCGCAGAAGGAGTCATAGCGGACACGCAAGAGGTCGAAATTCAAAAGGAATCAAGCGTTGTAATCTATATAGGACCAACCATTTCAGGGATAGCAATGACAGGAACGGTATTTAGCAATGGCGTACCGAAAAAGCTGGAAGAGACATGTAAAAACTATCCATTCTTCAACGGCTTAATCGTACCTGTAGAAAAAACAGCATTAGCGCAGGAGAATTTAAGAAAAGAAAATACTCCGATTAACTTATTTTATAAAAAGGCGGTAGAATTTAGCCAGAAGAGAGGAGAGTAAAAATGTACAATCATGGAATTAGGGTACAAGAAAAAGAAACGAGCCTAGCAACACCGGTAAATGGAACGGCAGGGCTGCAAGTGGTTTTTGGAACAGCACCAATCAACACGGCGGCGGATCCGTATGGGGCAGTAAATAGTTTATTTATTGTTTACAACTTTGCTGAGGCTAAAAACGCATTAGGGTACAGTGATGATTTTAGCAACTACTCATTATGCCAGAGTATGGACGCAAATTTCAGAGTGTTTAATATAGCACCAATTATTTTGTGCAATGTCTTAGATCCAGTAAAGCACAAGAGGGAAAATTTAGCGGCGACATACCCAGTTTTGTCCGGTCAGTGTGTTGTTGAAATACAGGGCATCTTGCTAAACACTCTTAAAATTAAGTTTGGAGCACAGGAGCTAACGCTGGATACTGATTATATTTCAAATTTTAATGATTCGGGAAATGTAGTTATAACATTGTTGAAAACAGGGCAGGCAGCAGACGCCACCGAAATATCCGTATCTAGCCAATCCATCGATCCTACACAGGTGACAGCCAATGACATCATAGGTGGTTATGACGTTGCAACCGGAAAAGAAACAGGGATGGAACTGATAAGACAGGTTTATCCTAAATTTGGTTTAACGCCAGGACTGATACTTGCCCCCGGATGGAGCCAGAACACTTCGGTCGCAGCAGTAATGGCGTCGAAATCAATTGAAATTAATGGGGTATTTAGTTGCGAAAATTTGGTTGACTTGGATACAACCAAAGCAAAAATATATACAGATTGTGAAAAAATAAAAAAAGAAAGTGGATTAAGCAGTTCTCATACCATTGTACTGTGGCCAAGGGTTCGAGTTGGTGACAAAGAGTATGCTTATTCGGCAATCTATGGCGCAATGGTGGCATACACAGACGCACAGAATGGGGATATCCCCAGCACTTCTCCATCAAATAAAGCATTGGGAATATCAAAGACAGTGTTAGAGGATGGCACCGAAATTATTTTAGATCAAGTGCAGGCAAACATCGTGAACAGTGCAGGAATTGTTACAATGATAAATGATAGCGGTTGGAAATCATGGGGAAATAATACAGCTTGTTATCCGGGGGTGGACGACCCGAAGGATCGCTGGATTTCCTGCCGAAGAGTATTTACGTGGTGGGGAAACTCCTTTATACTAACATACTCCAAAAATGTGGATGATCCAGCAAATTACAGACTGATTGAATCTATAGTGGATAGTGAAAATATACGAGGTAACAGCTATGTATCTCAGGGCAAATTTGCGGGCGTAAGAATGGAATTTAATGAAGAAGATAACAAGGTTGAATCTATCATAGGCGGGAAGCTCCAGTTCAAGCAATACTTAGCACCATATACGCCGGCGGAAGATATCTTAAATGTACTGGAGTTTGATCCAGACATGATACAAACAGCGATAGGAGGAGAATGATGGCAAATTTAAACATTCCAGAGACGATTAACAATTTTAATGTCTATAAAAACGGAACGCAACTTATAGGCTTATCCGGAGAGATTACGCTCCCCGACTTCGAACCTGTGAGTGATACAGTGTCAGGTGCAGGAATACTTGGAGAATTCGAAACATCTATAATCGGCATGTTTTCTAGTATGAAGATGGATATCCCTTTTAGAATACTAAATAACGATATCTTTACACTGATGAATCCGACCGAAGTGCTAGATCTAACGTTCAGAGCGTCGGCACAATACGTTTCTAATGGAACCGGTGCACTGAGCTACAAAGGAATGAGAGTCGTAGTACGAGGGAAGCAAAAAACATTTAAACAAGGCTCGCTCAAGCAAGGGGCGCAGATGAATGCCTCCGTATCAATTGAAGTATTGTATATTTTGATAGAAATTGATGGAACTACGAAAATTGAATTAGATAAATTAAATTCTGTTTACAAGGTGAACGGAGTGGATTTATTAGCACAAATTAAAAAGCAATGCTAATGGAGGAACAATATGAGCGCAAAAATAGGAGCTGAAATAATTGACAACGTAGAAGTGTTGGACGCAGCAGAGGTTGAAATGAGTGACTTGGTTATAAAATTGACGAAGCCATACACTTTTGAAGGAAAAGAATATAGCGAAATTGATTTGATGGGTCTGCATGATTTAAAAGGAGTCGATATGATAGCTATCAATAAAGCGATGGAACGTACAGGCGGATTTCAGGTTATTCCAGAAATGACAACACAATACGCCCTTTTAGCTGCATCAAAAGTAACCGGTTATCCAATTGAGTTTTTTGAGGGATTAAATGCAAAAACTGTCCTTAAGATAAAGAACCGGGTGACGGGTTTTTTCTACGGAGAGGACTAAATCCAAACGATGCAAAAACAATCCGTAAACTTGCGATAAAATTATCAATCACATTACAGACAGGTCTAAATTATCTTTTAGATTTGTCTGTTTTTGACTTATTGGAAATTGCAAAGGAGGTGAGTGAGATTGGCAAGCAGCAGCAAAGAGTACGAGCTGGCAATAAAAATAGCCGGTAAAGTGGAAAAGTCCTTATTAAGCAGTCTGAACATGACAAAAAGTGAACTGGACGCAGTGACAAAACAAGCGAATAAGACAAGTCAGGGCATACGTTCGGGTTTTAACAGCGGGTTTAAATCCATAAACGAGAACTTTTCGGGGTTAGAAAAAATAGCAAAGACGGTATTTAAAACAGTTGTAGCAGTCGCTACAGCCGCAGCCGTAGCAGTTGGTTCCATTGCGGTAGCCTCTGTGAATGCAGGAATTATTTTTGAATCAGCATTCGCAGGGGTCAAGAAAACAACGGAGGCAACGGCGGCAGAATACGAAGAATTGCGCCAGGGTATTTTAGAAATGACTCACGAACTTCCCACTAGTGCCGTAGCTATAGCAGAAGTTGCAGAGTCGGCAGGTCAACTCGGAATTGCAAAAGAAAATTTGCTTGATTTTACAAGAGTAATGATTGATCTCGGGGAGTCTACTAATCTGTCTTCGACAGATGCCGCCACTTCGTTAGCTAAATTTGCTAATATAACCGGAATGGACCCGGCGCTTTATAGTAATTTGGGTTCCTCTATCGTAGCGTTGGGTAACAACTACGCCACTACAGAAGCAGACATTGTCAGCATGGCTACAAACTTAAGTTCGGCGGGTAGTCAAATAGGATTGACCGAAGCTGAAATTGTAGGAATTTCAGCAGCACTATCTAGTGTGGGAATGGAAGCGCAGGCTGGAGGAACTGCATTTTCAAAAACAATGGTCAATATGAAGTTAGCAGTTGAGACAGGAAATGACTCATTAGAAGATTTTGCAAAAGTAGCAGGCATGAGCACTAAAGAATTCTCAGATTCTTTTAATGAAGATGCATGTGGGGCCTTGGTCGCCTTTATAACGGGCTTGGGTGATACAGAAGCACACGGACAATCAACAATAGCTATGCTAGACGAAATGGGTATTACTAATTCCATATTGAGGGATTCCTTGATGCGCGCAGCAAATGCCAGTGAGCTATTCGACGGGGCAATTAACGCAAGCACGACTGCATGGGAAGATAATATAGCACTCACAAATGAAGCAGCACAGCGATACGAAACAACGGAAAGCAAAATAGCCATCTTAAAAAACACAGTAACAGAACTGGGAATAAAAGCATTTGACAGCTTAAAAGAACCCATGAGAACGGCAATAGATTATCTGAGTGAGTTTGTGGCTGTAATATCAACAAAAATTGACAGTGGGGCGATTGAAAACGTAATAGATTCTTTCAAGAAAAACTTACCGACGGCAATGCGTCACGTGAAGAATTTTACTGCTGCATTTTTGGATTTTATATCTCCGGTTTTATCTTTTGGCAATTGGTGCTTAAAGAATCCAAAGACTGTTACCAACGTGTTGATCGGGATAGGTTCCGCCATCATTGCCTACAAGCTCGCAGAGGGCGTGATGTCAGTTGCAAACGGCTTCGCAAAGTTAGCAACGGTTTTAACTAATCCATTTGCATTAACCATATTGGCAGCATCCGCAGCATTAGGGATAGCGGGAGGTTTGGCAGCAGCTATAAAGCAAGCGGAAACAGAGGCAAAGAATCAAAACCTAAAAGAACATTTTGGGGATATTGAATTATCTCTGGAGGATTTAGGGGAAGCAGCAAAGCAAATTGTACAGAGTCAAAGTTTAGAAAAAGTAAATGAAGCGCTAAGCGCACTTGAAAAGACAGAGGGTCTTCAAAACTCTGTGATACAGTCCATCGAAGAACTAAATACAATGAACTGGAAAGTTGCTCTCGGAATAGAACTGAATGAATCTGATAAGGAAGAATATATTGCAAATATAGGAAGTTTTATAGCAGATACACAAGAACTATTGACCCAACAGCAATACGCACTTGCCATTACGGTAGACTTATTATCGGGAGAAGGAGAGCAATCAGACTGGATAAATGAGAAGTTCAGCACTTTCTTTAGCAATAGCCAGCAAGAACTTGCAGCTATAGGAACAGAATTGCAAGGGGTTGTTAATGCAGCATTTGAAGACGGATTATTGACCATAGACGAAATCAAAGTAATTACAGAGCTACAAAATCAAATGGCTGAAATAACCGAGAAATTGGCAGCATCTCAATTTGATGCAAAGATGGAAGTTTTTGAAATGCAATTAGGCGGAAAATTAACCGCCGAATCCTTTATGAATCTGCAAGCACAGATAGATGAGGAAGTGCAGGCAGTTAAAGAGAGTATTAACGAATCTTTGGTAATGGATATTGCAGGGGCAAAAGTACTTTTGGACGAAGGCGAAATTGATGTAACTGAATATCAAAGCATGGTGAATACTTTTAAATCTGAAGCGCTCGAACAGATTGGAGAGGTGGAGTTAAAGGCAACCAAATTTCAAACCGAAACAATAATGGGTCAATACCAAGAAACTTTTGACACTTTAACGCCGCAATTAACAGAAAGCGCAAACCAAGCCATAGAAAGTGCTATAGAGGGAATAGAGCTAACCGGAAATGCTGTCTTGAATTGGGATGTTGATCTCATAAAAGATCAATTAAATCTTGATGATTTGGACGCAAGTACGCAAGCGGCACTAGGTGACTTATTTAAAAATCTTGAGCCGAATCTCGAAGGACTAGAGGATTTAAAGCAGCAATATTTAGAAAGAGGGCAGGAAGTACCTCAGAGCGTTGTTGATGGAATCAACGACATAGCAGTAATAGGAGCTTTAGCGGGTGATGAAAACGCCATGTGGACATTACTTGCGAATCAAGCAGTAGAGAGCGAAGAATACACCGCAGCACTGGAAGCTATGCAAGAGGCAGGCACATACGTTCCGGAAAGCATAGTAAATGGAATTGAAGACAGCAAGCAGTCCTTAACAAATGCAGCTAAAAATATGACAGATAATTTAAAGACAAATGTGCAGGCTTATTTAGCCGAAGGGGTAACAGCTACAATGCCGGTTAATGTATCAGCACAGTACAGTGTAACGACCCGTAGTGGCCTTGGAAAGATAGCGGCTTACGCTGCTGGTGGAATTATCACTAAGCCTACACTTGC